TGATCTCCAAACGAAAATAGAATATAAAGCCAAAGAAAAGGGGATAGTTGTTAAAAAAATCGCTCCAAGGTATACATCTCAAAGATGTAGCAAATGCGGTTATATCAACAAGGAAAATAGAGTTAGCCAAGATACATTCAAGTGCGTGAAATGTGATTTTGGACATAAGTTTTATGTAAATGCGGATTATAATGCAGCAAGAAACATTGCGACACCAGGGATAGAGGAGATTATAAAAAAGCAAATTGAAAAACAAAAAGAGATGGACGAATGGGAAAATGAAACAATTAAGCTACCGCTTGTCGGTTCTGATAAATAATTTGAAGAGAAGAGTTAATCTTCTCTTTTTTATTTAGCTTATTTTTTTTAAACAACAAAGACATATCAAAGATTGACCTATTAAAGCAATTCAATTGCTAAAAAACAGCAAAACAAATCCACGTTCATGGTGTAAATTGAATAACATAGAATATAATGATATAATAACATAGACCAAAGTTATTACTACTTCTTATGTTGATTAAACACAGAGCGGCTCGCCCTTGGCGGACTAAACAAAGATAAAACACAGGAGGAGTAGGCCAATGTTAATATTAAAGGTTAGGAGTGAGCAGATCTTATATGTAGAAAACTTGCTTAAAAAAACAAGTTTCGGGCAACGTGGGGATGGATCAAGAAGATACAATAATGGCAATAAAGAAGAACAGTTTGTAGGGCTCCTTGGCGAGGTAGTTTCGACAGACTTATTTAGATACAAAAGACCTGAATGTGAGGATGTGGGCGATAAGGGAGTGGATTTAATAATTCATGGCCAGAAGATTGATGTAAAGACTATGGGGAGAAGCTGCGATGTAAAAAACCACTTCATTCATAACTTACAAGGAGATCAGGTTGGGGACTACTACAAGAATGACATTTACTTATTTACAAGCCTCAACAAGAGATTCATGGAGCTTACAATCTGTGGTTGGGTAACAAAAGAAGAGTTTTTTGAAAGAGCTCTATTTTACCCATATGGCACGGTTAGAAGAAATCCTTCTAAAACCTTTAGGGTTAGGAGTAAAAAAGGCTTATATGAAATCAAAAACTACAAACTAAATCCATTTAAAAACAGAAGGCAGTTTTGCAAAGAGATGGAGTTATTACAAGAGTGTTCTTCTAAACAATCAATAAAGGTTGGCTAACAACAGTTTTGCTAGGAGTGAAGTAATGAAATTAAAATATGTATGTATAGAATGTGGCCATGTAAATACAAAAGGTATTGTTTGTGGGTGTGGATGTAGAAGTTTTGTAGTTGGAAAATATTTTTATTATAGAAAAGGAAAAGTGTTCTGTGGATGCAATAACCACTCTTTTTCCGCTAGAACATCAGTAAGGCAGCCAAATTTATATAAGAAAGTCTACAAATGTAGCAGTTGCGAGGAAATTGTAGAGGTCCATCATTATTTAGATAAATAAATTAGGAGGTAGTTTTATGAAGTTTAAAAAAATACTGTCTGTGTTTCTAATAGTCTTGCTATCAGTTTCCTTACTTGCAGGATGCAAGTCTGAAAAGCCATCACAAGATGACGAGCCAGATGTGATTGTGGAAAACACAGAAGATTCCACTATAGACGATAATAATGAGGAAAAGAACAAAGAAAGAGACGGAGAAGATTTAAGGCAAAAAAATGAAAGACCTTATCAGAGTAAGTCTTTATCAGTCAGAAGACTAGAAGATAAACCTGCAGTAGGAATGTCAGCCATAAAAGATGAAGGCATAGCTATTAATGGAGAAATTGTAGTAGATTACAACAAAGAAGGTGCTATTTCAAAAATTATTTTCAGATTCCATCAAGAACAAGACTAATATAAGGCAGGAAATGTTTTAGGAAAAACAAAAAACCGCCTCTTATCTTTAAAGAGGCGATTTTTCATCCGACATTATCGGATCTCTCAACACTTATAATACTATAAATCACTTCGTAGTTCAAGCCTTTATACGTCTATGTTCAGGCTTGAAAATTACCTAATTAAATAGATACACTTGCGCTAAATGAAGAGTATTTAGTTTCAAAGAAAAAGAAGGAGGTTTTCGTATGTTTGTATTGGAAGGCAAGTATAACTCTGCAAAGGTCTTTACAGATAATGCAGACGAAAAAGTTATATCTCAAATACTAGAGCTATGTAATCAGGAGTTTGTAAAAGAAAGCAAAATCAGGATTATGCCTGACACACATGTTGGAGCTGGTGCTCCAATAGGACTATCTATGACAATCCATGACAAGGTGGTTCCAAACCTAGTTGGGGTTGATATTGGATGCGGGATGGAGCTAATAAGAATTAAAGAAAGAAAAATAGACCTTGGGTTTTTAGACAGCATAATGCATGAGTTTATTCCTAGTGGATTCAATATTCGAGAGAGTGAGCACGATTACGCAAAGAAAATTGATTTATCTACACTTAAGTGTGCAAACCACATCAATCTCGAGAGGGCAAGGTTAAGTATGGGCACTTTGGGAGGCGGAAATCATTTCGTGGAAGCAAATACTGACAGTAAAGGTTATGTGTATATCGTAGTTCACTCTGGAAGCCGCTATTTAGGAAAGCAAGTTGCTGAATACTACCAAGAGCTTGCATGGAAAAGGTTAACCAGCCTAAAAGATAAGAAAGAAGAAGTTATTAAAAAACTGAAAGCACAAGGTAGAGAAAGGGAAATACAAACAGAACTCAAAAAACTTCAACGACCAAAAGTAAGAAAAGACTTGGCTTATCTTGAGGGCGAGGATTTTAATAACTATATCAACGACATGAAGATAGTTCAAGACTATGCTGTCTTAAACAGAAAAGCGATTATAGATGAAATTATAACAAGGATGAATCTTACCGTACTAGAACAGTTTACTACCATTCATAATTATATTGACACAGACAACATGATTCTACGGAAAGGTGCCATATCAGCACAGAAGGGAGAAAAGGTTATTATACCGATAAATATGCGAGATGGCAGTATTGTTGCAATAGGAAAAGGAAATGAAGACTGGAACCTATCCGCACCTCATGGTGCTGGAAGACTTTATAGTAGGGGAGAAAGTAAAAAGCACATTTCTCTCCAAGAGTTCAAGGAATCAATGAAGGGGATATATTCAACCTCTGTTAATGAGTCTACCATAGATGAGTCTCCAATGGCATATAAACCAATAGATGAGATAATAAAAAACGTTAAAGACACTGTAGACATCATAGATGTTATAAAACCGATATATAACATCAAAGCAAGTTAGATAGGAGGAAAGAAAGTGAAGGAAAAGATTAATCAATTATATGACGAAAGTATCAAGAAGTTGCGTGAAAAACAAGCTCTGTTTTTAGAGATAGAACAGAACCCAAAGAAAATATTTACTGACCTATATGAAGATTATAGAGATTTTGCAATTACTGTGTTTGGTTATAGTCGTAAAATAATTGGCGAGACCTTAAGTAAGCACAAAATGCAAGAGTATATAACTACACTTGTTGAAAGGTATATAGCTACTGTTGATGATACGATAATAACTACTCTTATTGATAAAAACTACTTTCCTGGAGAAATTGGACTTTTTTATAAGGGGTATTCTATCGCCAGATTCTCTATATATGACAAAAAGTTTATCAACGTTTGGGATGACTTTAACAACCCATACGAAAAGAGCTTGAACCAAATGGAAAAAGAGCTTGAAAAGCTAAAGCAAGAACGTGATGAGTATGAGAAGTATATAAAGAACCCAAAATCAATACTAAAAAAATATGCTGATAGCCACATCATTCAAAAAACATACAACTACTTCTATTTAAAGAAAAATACAGAGAAGTTCATAAATCATTATAAGGGAAAAGTGAAAAATATCTCCGGCCATATTAAACGATATGAAGAGCGTATTAGCAGTACCAGAGAAAAAAGTGCTGATTTCGATTTAATAGTAGGAGAATTAGAGAAAAAGTATCAGTTCTGGAAGGACAAGTTCATTAATGAATTTGGATACACCTTCGAGGATAGAGGTTTTGGGGGTATGACTCATACTATGGATGTTTTAAGAAAACTAAACAAAAA